TGCTGACGAGACTAAGAAGAAACTTAACGAAATGTGGGAAGGAAATACAACTTCCGCTGTAGGTGCTACTAAAGAATTAGCTAAGACATTCCAAGGTCAAGTATCAATGATGGAGGATGCGTGGTTTAAGTTAAAGATTCAACTAGCTGAAACTGGCATCTTTGAAGAGGTTAAGGATATTGTTTTAAGTATCACAGGCTCTTTAGGCGACCCACAAACTATTGCGATGGTTAAAGAGTTTGGTAATGGCATTATGTCAGTAGGTAAGGCTATGGGTAGTGTGTTTGCTACTCTTATGAAGGTTGACCCGTGGATTCTTGAAGTAGGTGTTATCATGGCGTTCTTAGGTGGTAAGAAGGCTAGAGTTGTATTAGCAGGAATAACGGCTTTAACTGTAGGTTTAGATAAAGTAGCTACAGCCTTTACTAAGTTTGATAAGCCTAAAGACTTTGTATTTATTGACCATGCACAAATAAAGAAAGAAAAAGAGGCTATTGTTGGGTACGAGGCTGAGTTAAAGATTCTAGCACTTCAAAAGAAAGCTGTTGAAGAGACAAGTATGTTTGGCGACATGGAACTCAATGCTACAGAGGCTCAACAGGTTATAGCGGGTTTAGATGCCTCTATGCTTAGTTATAACTTAAACATTAAAAACGCTAACGCTAGTATTGACAAACTATTAAAAGCTGGTGAGAAGGCAGATGTTAAAGATATAGTTTCAACACCGGAAGTTACAGTTGACCCAACAATCAAGAAGTTCAAAAAGCTAATAGCTACTAATGATAAATACATTCAAAGTATTAAGAATGTCGGTATCAATTTAAGTGATGAAGAGAAACTATTACAAAACTACGGCAATGAGTTAGAAAGAATCAACGCTTTTGCTGAAACTAATAAACTAACTGAAGAGCAAAGAGCAGAGGCTATTGGAAATACAACTACGGCTTATGAAGAGGCTGTAGCAAGGCTGGCTGAATTGGATAACCCAATGGCAGGGTTCGCAGATAGTATTGATGATATATTTGGCAATGGTGGAACTTTAGCTTCTGGTATTGGTGATGCGACTGCTCAAATATTAGTGTTTGGCGAAAAGTCTAGTATAACAATGAAGAAACTAGGGCAGATGATTCTAGGTTCGGTGGTAAGTTCAGTAGTTGAGATGGGCGTTCAGATGGCTATCAACTGGGCTAAAGATTTAATATTTAAGAAGGCGGATGTAGCATCCACGATTACATCCCAAACAGCAAAAACAACGGCAGCGATAGGCGCAATCACAGCGGTAACAACAGCAAATGTGGCTGCGGGTGTAGCAACTACGGCTGCATGGACTCCGGCTGCGGCTATGGTATCACTTGCTAGTTTTGGTGCTAACTCAGTACCGGCAATGGCAGGAATTACAGCTACAACTTCGTTAGCAGTAGCTTCGGCACAGATGGCAAGTTTACCTTCAGCAGAGGGTGGTGGTTTTACTGGTTCTGGCTCTCGCTCTGGTGGTGTTGACGGTAAAGGTGGTTTTCTTTCTATCCTTCACCCTAAAGAAACAGTAATTGACCATACTAAAGGACAAGGCTCAGTTAGTGAGTCTGGTGTACAGACAACCAATGAAGTTAATATTGATTTTACAGTCAACGCTATGGATTCACAGTCGTTCCAACAATCTATGGTTGAAAATAGCGAGTTAATAGTTGGCGTAATTAGAAACGCATTTAACGCAAATGGACAGGCGGTACAAATATGAGTTTTCCAACAACACCAAAAGCTAGTTCAATTAAGATTACTGGCATTAGCCCAACGCTTACAAGTGTTACGCACTCATTAAAAAGACAGGCACGCTCCCGTGGCGCTCAAAGATGGATGATTGATGCGAAATATCCTCCAATGTCCCGAGGTGAATTTGCGCCACTCTGGGCGTTTGCTAATGCTCAACAAGGACAATATGGCACTTTCCTTTATACACCACCTATATACAAAGACACGAGCGGTACAGCTACTGGCACATTACTTGTAAATGGTACTGGCATTGATGCTGGCGATTCATCTATTACGTGTGACGGCTTAACTGGGCTTTTAAAAGCTGGTGATTTTATTAAGTTTGCTGGACACGATAAAGTTTATACATTGACCTCAGATGCTTCAACAACATTATCAATAGAGCCTCCGTTAATGAGTGCGGTAGCTGATGATGAAGCTATTACATATACAGACGTTCCGTTTACTATGGCATTTGCTAATGATAAGCAGATTATGAGTGTTGGTACAAATCAACTAATTGGCTTCTCGATTAAATTAGTCGAGGTTGTATAATGGATAGAGGCTCAAGTTCAGCATTTCAAAATGAGGTTGTTAAAGGGCAAAACCGTCCTGTTCATTTAGTTGAGGTTTACTTTGACGATGATACAGTCCGAATGACTGATGCCTATAAAACAATCACTTATAATTCAAATGATTATTTAGGCGTTGGACACTTTATGGGTTTTAGCGATATAAAAGAATCCTCACAAGTTGTTGTTTCGAGCGTTACATTATCGTTAGGTGGTGTTGACCAAGCATGGGTATCGCGTGTACTAAATAAGGCATACATTGACCGTACTGTTAAGATATACACAGCATTTTTAGGTGATGCTCAAGATTTAGTAAGTGACCCAGTATTAATCTTTGAAGGTTGTATGGATAAACCAACGATTAACGAAGACCCTAAGAGTGGCAAATCTTCAGTTAGCGTTAGTGCTACAAATAGCTGGGTGGATTTTAACCGCAAAACAGGCAGGCATACAAATCACGAAGAACAACAAGTCCACTTCCCCGGGGATATGGGTTTTGAATATGCCTCAGAGATAGTAAAAGAAATACCCTGGGGTAGGTAATGAATCCTAAAAGTGAAATAGCATTACATATGTTTGTTCAAGATTCAATCGGAAAGCCGTTTCAATTCGGCGTTAATGATTGTCCGTTATTTGTAGCTGGTGCGATTGATTCTATGTATGGAACATCTTTAAGAGATGAATACACTGGCAAATGGAAAGACCAAAAATCAGCGTGGAAATTTGCTAAAAAGAATGGCGATATTTCTGAACAACTTAAATCTAAAGGATGCGTTAATGTAGAATTAAGCCATATTCAAACGGGTGACATAATTGTTATGGAACAAAAACTAGCACACGAGAAATACTGGCGTTCAGTCGCTGTATGTTTAGGCTCAACTGTAGCTATTGTTAGGGATGATATAGGTGTAGACATTGTAAAAATAAATGCTATACCCAACTTAACAGAGGTATTGAGATGGCAGTAGTTGGAGCAATAGTTGCTGGTGGTGCTGCTGCTTATGTAGGATGGACTGCTGTTGCCGTAGTTGGTTCTGCCGTAGTTGGTGCGGTTGTGTTTGATTATCTGGAAGATGCCTTAATCCCCGATATGCCTGACCTTGGTGCTATGAGTACCGCACAAGGGGCAATGATAAACAAAGCATCCAATAACGCACCTATTCCTATCATATATGGAAGAAGGACTGTTGGCGCCACTCGGGTGTTTGTTGAAACAAACTCTACAGACCACAAACAACTTCATTTAGTTTTGGCTATATCCGAAGGTGAAATCAATTCAGTTGAAAAGATATATGTAAATGATGTGCTATCAACTGATAGTAAGTTTGATGGCGTTTTATGGACTTACACCCACAACGGTACAGATAGTCAAACGGTAGATACATGGTTAAAGGGTAACGTGTCGGGTTGGACGGACGACCACCGACTACAGGGAACGGCATACGCTTATATACGATTAAAATTTGACCAAGATGCTTATCCGCAAGGCATGCCAACTATCACTTTTGATGTTAAAGGAACTAAGGTTTATGACCCTCGGGATTCAACAACATCTTGGAGTAATAATCCCGCATTATGTATTCGTGATTATTTGACAAATAGTCGCTATGGGCGGGGAATTGACACCTCACTAATTGACGATACTACGTTTAGTGCCGCGGCTACTTATTGCGAAGAGGATGTTACTATTGGTGGCTCAACCAAATCCCGTTATACTTGTAATGGAATTGTTGATACATCAAAAGGCTCAATTCAAATATTAAGACAATTGCTTACTTCGTGTAGAGGGTTTTTAATCTTTAGCGGTGGTAAGTATAAGCTAGTCATAAACAAACCGGAAACAGCTAACTTTACCTTTTCAGAAGATAATATTATTGGCTCTTGGTCTATTAAATTAGGCGATAAAAATTCTCAAGTCAACAGGATTAGAGCGAACTTTATAAACCGATATAGAAACAATCAGCCGGACATTGCGGTTGTTGATTCACCAAGTTTGAGAGTATTAGATAATGGACTTCTGTTAGAAAAAACTATTGAGTTGCCATACACCTCAGATATTGACCGGGCTAAGATGTTGGCTACTTTGGCGATTAATCAGTCTCGCCAAAGTATCGTGTGCGAATTTACAGCTACTATTGAGGCTCTAAGATGTGAAGTTGGTGATGTGGCTTATATAAAGCATGACACTCCGGGCTGGTCATCACTTAATGCGAACGCAGGCAAGTTGTTTCGCATCATGCAAATCACTTTAAAGAATAATGACGAGGTGCGTGTTTTATGTTCAGAATACGACCCAAACTCTTTTAACTTTGGCGTTATTCCTATATCGGATACAGCACCAAATACTAACTTACCCGATGCTACTCAAGTTGGTTCGCCAACAGCACTTTCGGTAACTGAAGAATTATATGTAACGGCTACTGGTAAAGGCGCACAAGTTAGAGCAAATCTAACGTGGGGTCAGCCAACAGATGCGTTTGTTACTGCTTATGATGTTGAATATAAGAATGGCACGGCTGATTGGGAGTTTGTCACAACAACTAAAGCATTAAGCGCAAGAGTCAACGATTTAAAAGCTAATGATTACTATTTCAGAGTTAGAGCAATCAATACAATGGGTGTTCGCTCTGATTGGACTGAAACCAATAAGATTATATTTGCTGGATTAACAACGCCACCGTCAGTAGTAACTAACTTTAGTGTTAGAGCAATTGATGGCTCGTGTCATTTACAATGGGATAGAGCAACCGATATTGATGTGCTACACGGTGGATTTATTAGAATCAGACATACACCAATGACTTCTGGTGTTACTTGGGCGCACGGTACTGATATTGGCGAGGCATTAGCTGGAACTGCTACAAATGTTGTATTGCCGTTATTGGCTGGTACTTATATGGCTAAGGCTGTTGATAGTGCTGGTAACTTCTCAACTGATGATGCTCAAGCCTTTACAACCGTTCCGAATATTATGTCGTTTAATGTTGTTTCAACATTGACCGAACACCCAACCTTTACTGGTCAGAAAGAAGATACAACTATATCTGGCGTAGTATTAAGATTAGATGGCGCACCAAATCCTATTATTTTAGAAGATGGTTTCCAGTTATTAACCGAAGCTGGTGAAACAATTGAAACAGAAGTGGCACAATCAGCGGTTGTTGATGCTTATGGTGAATATTACTTTGCTAATGACTTAGACCTTGGTGCTGTATATACAAGCCGTGTATCGGCAAATATGGTTGCTTCTGGTTATGTTGTAAGTGATGTTGTAGACAATAGAGCAGACAATATCGACACTTGGGCAAACTTTGATGGTGAACCCTCAGATGCGGTATCAGCACAGCTACAAATCAGAACAACAGCAGACAACCCAGCAGCATCCCCAACGTGGACAACTTGGAATCCTTTAGTTGTTGGTGATTATCACGCACGAGCGTATGAATTTCGTGTAATATTCAATTCAACAGATTCATCAAGAAACATAGACGTTTCAACTTTAGAAGTGACAGTAGATATGCCAGACAGAAACGAAAGAGCGCAGAATGTAACAGTTCCAGTAGGTGGCTCGTCAATCACTTATGCTAACGCTTTTAAAGACGTACCAAGTCTTGGTATTACTGCTCAAAATGCAGATGGCAATGATTGGTTTTCATTAACTAATGAAACATCAACTGGCTTTAGTATTGAGTTTTTTAATGGAAATAACTCTGTTGAAAGAAGTATAAATTATATGGCTACTGGTTACGGTAAGGCAGTTTAGGAGAATAAATGTCACAACAAGATTACACAATTGATAACGCAAC